TAACTCAAATAATATACCCGTGTTTTTGTATTTGCTGTGCTTGATTTTCATCAAAGAAATATATTTATTTATAAATATTAAAGAAATCTTATCCCCTCAACTGATTTTCATCTAGTAACGAAGTATCATCTTTGTCCTGTTCAAATATCAGTTTCTTCTTGTCTATTTTAGAAAACATATCCTTGTTTCTTAAGAAAGCAACTTGGGCATTTTCAAGAGCCATACCACTTTTGTTGGTATCTGTTCGGCTGTCTAAAGAATCGTTTTTATCAGTATCTTTCATTCTCTTAACACCCAAACGATCTTTACCAAAATTGCTATCTTGTTTTCCAATGTTGGAGATGGAATCTTTTGGTCTACCTAATGTTTCATCCTCATCGTATCCACGTGGAACGTTTTTAGGATCTGAATCGTTTCTACCTTTACCGTATAATGAAGCTAGGTCATGTGGTGTACCATAAGATTTACCACTTTCAACTGGGTCATTACCTTCGTTTTCAATTTGGGTAACTCGGAATTGACGTTTAGCATCTTCTCTAATTAGATCTCTATATTCATCATACTGGTCTTCAGATAAATGGAATATGTTGTCGTAAATCCAATCAGTAGGTAATAGTTTCTGGTCTAGCAATGATTGAGCTAAATCAGCTTTAGATTTCATTAATTCAATTTTCTCTTGTTCAAATATAATAGAAGGAGTTTGCATAGACAACTCAAAGTTTGTCAAAGCCTCATCTCTATATCCTTGAGAATATAAGTGTACTAAAGCAATTTTGTTAAGTTCTGATACTAGGATGCGTTGAATACGATCAATTGTACGAGCAAATCTAATATCTTCGGCCGCTAATGTTGCTTTACCTTCTATATTTTCGTCATATCCTAAAAATGCTTTAGGTACTTTAAGGGCAGCAAATAATTTATTTCTTAAATATTCAACATCTTGAATACCATCATAATCTAAACCTTTAGTGGTATCAATTTTAGTTGTTGTATCATTTCCACGAATCGGGATATAAAAATCCTCCATCATGTTTTGCATATTGTATTTCAAATTGTAATCTCCGGTTTGCTTATCAACATATGGAGTACGTTTCATGTTTGAAATAGTTTTTTGCATAAACGCATCTACCTCATTTGGAGGAATAGAACCTACGTTTACATAGAATATACGTTTTTCTGGAGCACGAGCGATTCTATGGATTAACATAGCATCTTCCATCAAAGTATATTGCTTAAATAGTTTACGAGCGGGTTCAATATATGAACGACCATATGGAAGATAATTAGTATCTCCAATTAGTCTAAAGTGGGCCATCTCATAGTTATCAAACATTATACCACCTGTTTGGTCTGTACCTTGCCCTGTAACCGCATATAGTCCAGAATTGGCATTTACTAGGCCATCAGGATTATATCTAAATTTAACCTCAGATGGATTTTGACGATTAAATCCTTCTAATCTTTCAATATGGAATGCAGTGTATGGAATTACATTATATACACCATATTTTTCTGCTATTTCTAGTTTTAAGAAAAAATCACCATATTTGGACATTTGTCTAACCCAAGCCCACAAATTAAATTCGATGTTTAAAACATCATAAAATAAATTATACAGAATTCTTTGAATATTTTCGTTAGAGGAGCGAATAGATAATACTTCGCCCATATCATTTTTCAAAGTACATTCATCAGCTATAATATCCAAAGCAGAAGCTATAATAGCATCTTGATCCATTACATCATATTCTGAATATAATTGGGGTCTTAAGTATTTGTAGTTAAAGTTGAATTGGGAACCATATAATGAGCTAGGATTAGTAGAATAGATTCTATTGTACCTATCCATAAGAGAATTTGTTTGAATTGCTCCATTGGATTGGATTTGATTAGTATCCATTACACTAATTTGATTACCTCCAACATTTCGGATGATTACATCTGTTGAAAATAATCGTTGTAGTCTACTAAATAAGCCGGTGTTTGCCATATTGTTAATTATTGTTATAAATATTGTTAAAATAGCCAGCTTATATCTTCTTTCCCACCATGTTGGTTTTCAATATAGTATGGGTTATCATTTTTGTTGGCATAATATGCCCCTTGATATGAAGTTCTATTAACTGTTATGTTGTTTAATGCGCTGCGTGTTAAATCTAATCCTCTTTGTCTATATTTCAAAGCTGTATCTCGAATATACATTGCTATTCCAAAAGCCATTACTAAGTCATCGTTATAGCCTTGTTGTGCTTCTGCTCTACCATTTTTCCAGATAAATACTTTCATTTCCTCTATTAATCTTTTTGATTGAATAGTTACAGATTTTTCGGAAATATATTCTTGGAACTTACCTACCACCATAGGGCGGGTACGAGCTGACATTGTAAATCCTGCTACTGCTTTTGACGTATCCATATATTTGTCAAAATACGAATCAGCATTTGACTCGGCACGGGGAGAATAATAGAGATTGGAATAATTTCTATCTATTGCTACTTGTATAGTTGCCCACCCAATATTAGCATTTTCTATCACTAGTAATGCTTCATTATATTCTGTAGCTATACCTACTAGCAAATGTCCAAATTCTTTAGTTCCAATTTGACCTTTATATTCGGCTACCTGTACGTTCGATTCTACATCTATAACGTGGAATGTAGAGTAATCTTTACCATCACCACGAGCTACGTCAGCTACTACTATATAACTTCGAGTATAATCTGGTGATTCCCATACCCACAGATTTTGGTCTGCACCTCGTTTTTCTAGTGGTTCTTTAATGTATGTTTTTTCGTAGTATTCTAAATATTCATTATAGAACACAATATCCCCAGAGGTAGAAAAATCACAGTCACATTCTTGGGCTGCTAATCTAGGATCACCTAACAGTTCATCTTGTCTATCTCTCCATGTTTGGTCTCGTTCTGGATGGACCATCCATGGTAATTTAATAGGAATAAAATCGTTTTCTGCAGATTCTGCTTTAACCCATGTTTGATGGAACCAGTTACCAGTGCCAAAAGGGGTAGATAATACAATAGCACCACCACCCGTTGCTAGGGTTTGTTGAGCGGAAGCCCATGTTTCACCAATATTTTCGATGAAGGCTGCCTCATCTATTATTAGCAAAGATACTGCTTCTGATCGTGCGGAATCGGAATTTGAAGATTTAGCTTGTATTTTAGATCCATTAACTAAATGTAGTGACAGTTTATTGTTTTCTACTGCATCTACTTTTAACCATGATGGTAAATTTTCCCACATGAATTTTACCTTAGATACTATATTACGAGCGGTTGCTTGAGTAGTTGCTAGAGCTAGTACGTTTTTATCTTTATGAAAAAGCATTAACCACGTAGCATATCCTGCAGCTAAAGTAGAAATACCTAGCTGACGGGATTTTAGTAGAATAGTGTAGTCGTGTTTTTTAAATAGGGTAAGTACCTTTTCCTGGAATGGATATAGGTTAAATTGTATTCTACCCCTTTGTGGGTGTTGGATATAACAATATTTGCGCATAAAGTGAACCGGATCTTGGGAACACTTTATATATTCTTGTTTTATTATCTCCTTTATATTAGGATTGGACATATTATTTTATTTTAAAATAAATAATACTGCCAATATACCTAAGATTCCTGTACCTGCAACCATTTTTCCTTTTACTTGTTCTTTCTTTAAATCTCGTTGCAATCTACTTGATAACTCTTGTGATAAAGCCAATTGTTCAGATCTAGTATCTATAATGGATTTATAGTTGAATATCTGAGTATTTAGATTTGTGATGATGCTATCCTTAAATACAATTTTCTGCTCTAGCAATTTAACTTTATCTTGTGTAAGGAATAGTTCTTGTTTTGCCCCATCCCCTACTATAAGATCTTTAATTACTAGACGAGCTATTGGCTTTTCTAAGCGAATCAAAGTAATATCGGTAGCGGTTTGTGAAAAACTCTTTGAGCTCATCATCAGTATAGCTATCAACACTACTAACTTTTTCATTAACTTCATTTCTTAAGGTATTTATACTATTATCTTTTAAATCAAGTTCTTGATCCAATTTAGATATTTGTATGTTTAAGGTATCAATTTTCAAAGACAAATCATCGTTCACATCTTGGAGTGAATCGACCTTTTCATCTAGTTTTTCGATTTTTAAATTATATTCTTCAACGTAATCTTCTTTTTTATTGAAGAAAAATAAAATAAAAATACAAACTATTACTACAACTAATATATTAAAATATTTCACTTTTCTTTAGGGAATACAATAGCTTCTAGTTCTTTCTTAAGATCAGTTTTCTTTCTTAAGTCAGCTAACATTTTTTCTTTTTCAGCTCCTTCAGCTTCTTTATATTTTTTACCTAAAGATTTCATTTCTTTAGTTAATCTAGCTAACTCATCTTTTGCTTTAGCTATACCTTTAGTGGTTTTAGCAATATTTTTTAACTCAGATTTAGTTGGTCCTTTATCTTTATCTCCATCTTCATCTTCAACCTTATAATAATCATCCTTTACTTCTACATCCTCCTCATCCTTTTTAGCTTCTTTGATTTTTTTAGAACCCATAGCTATACTATTTACATTAGGATCAGATTTTAGCTTATTGATAGTAGCAGTATCTGTGGGGTCAATATCTAATACCTTATCAGACATTGCTGGATTTTTGTAGTCTATAGTAGTTTTTTGAGGGGCTTCAGATAACATTTTAACGATTTGCTCCTTAATGTATTCCTTAAGTTCTGATTTTTTCATGATGGTATTAATATTTATATTTTGTTATAAATATATTAGGGATTAATAACATTCAGAATCTGCTGTATTCGTTCCTCTGTTGAACCACTGATAGTGTGAGCAGATTTAAGTTTATAAGAATATGATTGCAATAAGTTTTGTATACTTACATCAATAAGATGTCTATATGTTGAATTAGTTTCACGCACACCATTATCCTCTATTGGTAATCCTTCAGAAGAAATATAAAATATGTAATCATATTCTCCCAAGAAACTAGATGCATATTGTTCGTATTTATCTTTATCTAAAACATTAATAGATTGAGCATTAGCTGTAAATGCCATAACATCTATAATAGTACGATCTGTAATTAGATTATCATGCATTAATTCAGCACAACGTTCCGCCAAAAACACTGTTTGACCTTTTAATGTAGAATCCGTATTTAATGGAATACCTAAATCTCTTAAATATTTTGAACGTTCAGTAGCAAATTTATATTTTTTAAATTGTGGGAGTTTTTGTAAAGCATTTACCAATGTAGTTTTTCCTACACTCATTGTTCCTGTCAATCCTATCTTCATATTCTTATTTGTTTAATAGCCAACTTGATGATTGAACTTTAGCTCCCAATCCATCAATTAATTCTATTTCATTATCAACGCAAACCTGTGTTTCTGGAATGGTATCATTGTTTTGATCACCCCCATTTGCAAATGCAAGTCTATATTCTCCCCCGTAAATGTCCGAAAGATATTTCAGGGTAGCACATTGTGTTTTGTCTTTATCTATAGAAATCATACAATTATCTACAATCCTTAAATTACGGATGATCATCAAACGTTCAAGTTCGTCTTGAAATTCTTTAGATCCCTTTAGTTCCCGTTGGTGATCAGAGTTAATAATCACAAATAGTTTGTGATTATAACCTTTTGCTCTGTGGAAAAGTTCAAGATGACCTTTATGGAGCGGGTTAAAATACCCGCTCACTATAACCATTTTTTTCATACGTTTAATTACGATAACCGTCTTCCAATTGGGACTTCATTGATGGATTTTTGTACCACGGCAAACCTTCTTGATCTCTATGAGCTTGCTCAAATTGTTCTTTAGTGTACTGGATTCCATGAATATAGTATTCGGCTCGTTTTGTATCGCCTTCAGGGATTAAAGCAGGACCGTCCCAGTTATGCAATTTACCATCTTTAATGTGAGCGATGGTACCATCAGCTTTCTTTAGTCTTTTAACTACGATTGGTTTTTTAGTATTGCTCATAATTCAATATTTTTATCAATGTTAAATATACGAACTCTATTTAGGAGTTCAAAATGTCTTCAGCAACATAAATCCCTTGTGCACCACTCACCGTTATACCTCTAGCAGATAATGCGTCTCCCACAAAGTGGACATTGGGGAACTCGGTCAAGGCTAGGTTAGTATAATCGACGAGCGGCTCAGGTGACAAATACTTTACTTCAGGAACATAAATGCCCCAGTCGTTTTCAAGTGTTGGAAACACTTTTTTCATATCTTTAATAAAATCTTCAATATATTTAAAATATCCTTTAAATGCTGGTTTGATAATATTTTCTAATTCTCTAGAACTAAATGCAACTGCAGATACTGTTTCGCCTTCGGAGGTTAAAGATGGACGTCTAGAAGGAGAATAGTATAAACCTGTTCCACTAGTATTTACATTAGATACTAAATTTCTAGACCATTCAAATGGATCTTCAATACCTGGAATTTCCATTAAAATGCCAAAATTGGTCATGTTGTTGCGGAATTCCTCGCCCTTCTTAGCGTGGCCGTTATAGCTCACATTTCCGTATGTTTCCTCTACTGCTACGTAAGCAGCGTTGTTATTTGTGCAGAATGAACGAAGCGAAACACCTGTGTCCTCAAACTTACGATACAATTTAAAATCGTAGGATATGTCAATTAGTTTTTGGAAGTGTTTTTGTGGTGCTTCAAATCGAACACCAATTTGTACTGGCTTTGGCTCATCTGGTAGATTGTATTGTTGAGCTAGTTCTTGAGCAAAATCAATACCTGATTTGCCTACTGCAAATATAAGTGTATCGTATTTTAAATCCGCATTGTGGGTATAAATTCTGTTATTGTTAAAGTCAATATCTTCAACTTGAGTTTCCCATTCAAATCTAACGCCTTTATCAACTAAATATTGATACCATGCTTTAGCAATTTCATGTAGGAAATTAGAACCAATATGCCATACAGGAAACATTCTCAAGCCAAAGTATGGTTTGATAAACTCGGGTTCCTCTTGTGGATCCGAACAAAAAATTTCTTCTGGTTTAGGGTGGAAACGTCTAAAGTTAGCAATTACTTGATCCATCAATTCCATTGCTTTATCCTCTCCACAATATTTTGATAATTGACCTCCAATAGCAGTGTGATAAGTTAGCTTACCATCACTCCATCCACCTGCTCCTAGCATACCTGTCATTACTTCTTCAGGTAAGCGGTTATGTGGATCACTTCCTTTGTCTATAATTGTGATTAATTCTCCAGGATATCCATTGTCTACTAATTTAGTTGCGGCATTAATTCCTGCTACTCCAGCTCCTACAATTACGATTTTATCTTGTTTCATGTTGCATTATAAATTATTTGTAAATATACGAAAAGAAGTGACGCAATCCAAGT